TCTTCCATTTTTTGAAGACCAGCTTTTGCCTCGTCACGTAACTCCATAATCTTTTCTAGGCCATGATAACGCACTACATCTGCGGGTAATACAAACTCACCCTCACTTAATTGGGCAGGTATATCATCACGCACTTCTTCTTGAGTAGAGCCTGTTGGAACATCATTGCCAGATACAGGGTCAACTGAGCCGCCTTCATCTAGTAAGCCACCCTCATCAAATGCACCCTCTACAGGCTCAAACAGTTCCATTTGTTTTTTCATTGCCATTTACTTCGTCCCGTAGATATTTAAGTTTACGTAAAGCTGTAATAGCACCCTGCTGACGGTGCATCATAATTGTGTCATCAGACTGTTCCAACACCTTTTGGTGTTGTTCAATAGCCATGTCTATATAGCTACTGAATGCTTCCCACTGGCGGTTGTTGCCCACCATCGGCTTGAGTTTGCTGAGTACCTGCTGTTTGTCCACCATTACCACTAAATCCTTGTTCACCCGGAACTGGTGCTTGACCAGTACCTATGTTACCACCACCTGCACCTGTAGGGTCAAGTGGCGCACCTGTTGCTTGAGGTTGTTGCTGCTCTGCTGGTCCTTGGAACTGTTTCATTAGTTCTGCTTGCAGTGCAGCCTCACTCATATTGTTGGTTACTTTGTCGGGGTCAAGGTCCATTGATTTTGCAATCTCACTGATTACATATTGAAACTTAGCAAAGGGTGCAAGTGCTGGGTTACTTGCAATTTGAAGGAACTGCATCAAACGCTGGCTACGTACCTCATTAGCCATAAGGCTTTCTGTGCCACGTGCTTTTACTTCTAAGTCTCCTTTAATAGCAGAATCAAAATCAAACTGCATATTAAAACGGAAGAAACCCTCACCGAGAGGACGTAGCAGATAATCGTCTACGTTTTTAATAACAGTCTTAATGCTTCCGCTTGCAGCATTCATCAGCATAGATATGCCAGAGGCGGTACGACCTACACCAGACACACCTGTCTGCCCATGTGCGAATGATGGCATTCCTGTTGACTCATCTGATAACTGACGTGCTTTATCAAATAGCATCATGTTTTCTGATGATACGTTAGGAAACTTTGTACCAAAGATAGCTTGACCCGGTGCGCCAGATTGTCTACGGAATACCTTACCCGGATATATGGACATGTCCTGCCCCGGCACAAGATTTGTTTCATCTACCTCAATAAGCAGATTACCTGACAGCACCGCATTGTCTACCGCCATACGCATAAAGCCATTCATAAGTGTTTGCGTATCATCCATGTTTTCTGCAATACCTACACCAAAGAAAGAGTATGGATTCATTTCATACGGTGCAGCTACGTAAGGAATTTTGGCTGGTTTGAATGGGTTAAGCACCATACGAATAAGTTTATTATTACAAATCCATACATTAGCTTGTAATTCATCAAACTCTTTTAGTTCATCTGGAATATCTACGCCCTGCTCTTCAAGCATTTCGGTGTCAACCATACCCCAATACTCAAGGACTTCAAAGCGGTCAATGCCATGCTCTGGTGCATAATCAGATAGGTCATCTTCCCAATACTTCTTGATGTAGTTTTCACCCATCTGGATGCACTCATCAATAACCTGACCACGAAAGTATGGACGTTTCTTTAGCATACGCATTTGTGAGCGTGACATCTTATGACGCTCGATTACAAACTGTGCCTCATCCATATTGTTTGAGTCTGGGTCTGGATAAAAGTTCCACACAGATACATGGTCTACCTGCGGTACTGTTTTAAATAGTGGGTCATAGTTACCATCATCATCCCAATTAGGATATTCTTTATCCTTTGCAAATGGACCTTTCATAATACCTGTACCAAACAATGCCATTTCAAATGCACTGCTACGCAGGTTTTTATTAGCACCTGACTCTTCTAGTTGGTCGTGTATTTTTTTCTGCATCTTTTTAGCCGCAATCATAGCTGGACTAAATTCAATAGCAGTAGGTGTTTTGCCCGGACCTTCTTTTAGTTTGTCTTGAACAGGGTCAAGTTTTTCTTCAAGTGGGCCTAGTTTTTCCTGAAGAGTTTTTGATGTTGCACCCGGTGGTAAATCTTTTCCGTCACCTTTAAACCCATACGGGCTTGATAAATTAGTGCTTGCCTGAAGCTGTTCAGGTTGCTGTGGATCAAAATGTACGTCAGCTACAACACCTTCAGGGAGTGTTGTAGGCTCAATAGAAAGAGGAAACTTATTACCAGCAAATAAAACATCAACGATTTGACCATACGCAGCAAGCGTCTTGGTCTTAGTAACTTTAATAAATACACGTGACTTCTCCGACTCTGTAAACTGTACATCAGGACCATACAAACCACGATAGTTACGATATGCTCTTAGCCAACGCTCTTCATCTTGATAACGATAATCTTCGGCACGTTTATACCGTTCAATAATGAATGGAATGATATTAGATACGTCAGCATCAAAAGTCACAGAGTCATCTGTATCCTCTAACGCAATAGCGTCATCTTCAATCATGATATCATCTTCATCCATATTTCTCTTCCTTAGTATCCAAAGGTAGCATCTGCAACTTGCATACCGCCACCGGGTCTACCCATTGGGTCATAATCAAATATACTAAATCTTGGTCGTGACATTATACCATATCTTAGCGCATCGTACAAGTGGTCTTCCGCTTTCGTATCCACATCTTCTGGATTTTTTTTATCCAGTGGGATGGATGGTAACTGGGCGACAGTGTTCGTGCAACTATTAAAGAAAACAAGTCTAGGCTCTTCCGTAAATTCATCTACCTGTAAACGTCTGTGTACTTCGTTCTTACCTGCTACACGACTACCACGGCTTCTGTCAGATGGTCTCCAACGACAGCCTCTTTGTATCATTTGTTCCGCAAGAGATGGTCCAGTATCGCCACGCTTATGCCAAAGACTACTATCCAAGACACCATATTTAATATTTCCATCTTCGGCTTCCAATTCTAATACCATGTCAGCTAAGTCCGTAGCTAGGACTTTTGACACATACAATTCCCTGTACACAATGAGTTGCTCAGACGGTGCGACAGCGAACCAAATAACACCGCTGTAAGAACCATACCCGTAATCACATGCTCTAAACTTAACCCAATTGCTAGGAATATTAAAAGGTTCAACAACATGAATATTACGGTCAAACTCTGTGAACGCAGCACCTTCTTTAATATCCCAATCACCTTCAAGGAGTTGTCTTCTTTGCTGCTCTGGGAGCGACAAGAGCATAGCTTCGTAGTCACCTGACTCAGAGAGATACGGGTTGTCAGATAATCTAGCAGGAATGAACCTACGTTTAAATAATGGTTTCCCAGCTTTGCTGTGACCTGCTGGATATCGAAGAACTTCACCCGTTTCACTATCTGTCGCATCATACGCCTTATTATATGGGGCAGGGTCAATAAACATTTTCTTTACCCAGTGATGCCCTCTTCCACCGGGGTTTGTTGTAGCCCTCATAAAGATGGGCAAGTCAGGGGCAGTGGACCGTAGACGACTTCGCATGTAATTCCATGCATATGGCGATTGCCACTGGGTCAGTTCGTCAAAGCCTATCCAGCTAAAAGCCAGACCCTGATAACGCAGGACATCTTCATCTCTGTCGAGGTATGACATCCACAACCTCGCACCAGATGGCGCAGTCCACTGCATCTTTCTTTCTGACCACTTTATTCCGGGCCAGATTTTTGGATAGAGTTCTTGTGATTTAAATATTAGTTCACGTAACTCTTCCGTAGTGTGTCGAAGCAACAGCCCACTAAACTGCGGATGCCCCATATACCTTAAAGGGTCGGCAAGCATGGCATAAGATTTACCACCCCCTGCTGAACCACCGTATAATACTTCACGTTCACTTGCTGCAAGAAAGTCAGTCTGTGGACCGGGATTAGGTTTAAAAAGTACATTGGCTGTCTCTTCAATAGTTTCAAACTCAGCAGCTTCAGTCTGTACCTCTTGTATTTCAACCGTTGGCTTTTGCGCCTGTTCTTGCTTCTTCGATTTCTTGCGCTTTGGCGATTGCCTTTTCCGCATACTCTGCCCACTTGCGGAGGCTTTTAGCTGTGTTCTTACGCTGTCGCTCATGCTGTAACCGCTTTCTTAATCCTACGTGTGATATGTATCTACCACTATTTGTACTAAGCCAGTTAGCTACCTCACGATAGCTGTATTGATTTACGTGTGTTCTGGCCTTTTCAAGCAAATCCAACTCAGTTGGAATGGGGTCAAGAATGTCGGGGTCTTCTTCGTTTCGCTTGTAGCCGAAAGGTACAGTACGTGCAATGCGTGGTATCTGTACCCATTCGTTTTCTTCTTTAATATCTGTTGGCTGTGGTAGCTTCCACTGCCCTGCGCTTCTAGTCATCGTCTTCTACTGTAGCTTTAGCTGGCATAAGCATCACACCACCAGATGCTTCTACTTGCACCTTCTCTGTTTTAATCAAACCTGTGCGGTCAAGCAGTTCTTTAGCTGCTGACATTTTATCACGAATACCTAATTCAGTTGGGTCATACAAAGCGTGGGTCATAGCCATAGCAGCTTTAGGTGCATTACGTGCCATGTACATCTGCGTTGCTTCAAGTATCTCTTCCTTGAGACCTTTTACAATTGCAGTTGTAGCAGTAGACTCTGAATAGCCAGCCAGTTTCTTAGCGGCAACTACGTCACCGCCAGCATCCTCAAAGAGGACTTCAAGAAACTTCTGTTGCCTTTCGTTTAGTTCTCTAGCCATTATTTCTTTTTCATTTTATTTGTAGATGACATAACCATGCCACCTTTGTTAAAACGATAGTCTGTGTGGCCTGTACGTGGCTTACTAATATAGCCACCTTTGTTTTGTGAAAGACTTGCCATAAAAGAACCTAACCCTTCAGAAATAGATTTAGCTTTAGGTTTTTTCTTTTTGTCATCGTCATCTGAAAACAAACCTGATATGGCCTTTTTCGCTGTTCCAAATATCCCATCGCCTGATATACCCAATCTTTTTATATCAGATTTAGATGCTGGTCCTAAAAGCTGCTTACTTCCACCCTTTGTTCCCCTGTACAATCTAGGAACTCCGTCCTTACCTCTTTCAATAAACTCATTTGCCATTACTTTAATTCTCCATGATGCATAGCATGTGCTAATTTATGGCTACGTGATTTTACCTGAACTGCCCACCTGCTGTCAAGCATTTCTTTTGCTGCAGTACGAAAATCTTCTTCGTGTATAGCAGCCCACATCTTTTTAAACTTACATAGCCGTGGTACACCCATATTAAAAGCCATGTCCACAAGTACAAGTTGACGTACAGAGTCTAAGCTGTCCACGCAAGGGTGCGCACGTAACAGTTCTTCCTCGACTATCTGCACGTCATTCTCTAATAGAAAAGCAGCGTCAACTTCGGTAATACCATACTCATACACTGTTTCTATGTTCGGTATGTCCATAGTATCTAATTCTTCTTGAGTAATACCACGGTCTTCAAGATTTCTGCCAACGCCTATTGTATCGATGCCAAGTGTATCCTGATAGACCTCTAGGCGTAGACCTTCACTCTGAACAAGTTGTTTGATTAAATGTGTGCGAATATACTTCATCTATTTGCCTTTTGACTCTCTACCTAGATAGATACCATACACACCTGTCATAACACCCATGATAACAGAAACAAATGCAGACTGTTGTGTTGTTGGGTCTTCTAAATTCATGAACCACTCAGCACAACGCCATGACATTGCAACTGAAGCAATCATAGTCAGCTTTGCTGTAACATTAAATTGCAGCCATCGTTTCCACCAATCAATCATTATTTTTTACCAAAGAATTTTGTAGCCGAACGTACTCCGAAAGAAGCAGCAACGATAACTCCAAGTGAGTACTGATACCATTCAG